TCCTATGTGTGCCTTGTTTTGACTTAACGTCTGTGATGTGCCATGATGTGTTCTTATCAGCAAATAGTTATCAACTTGTTAATGCTTCTTTAAGGATTTCTGAGCCGCCTACCCTTACATTGATTATTCCGTTATAATAATCGTCAGTGAGTAATACCTTTCTTTCAAACTGTTCTTGTGCTTCTAAGTAACTTGCAACACCTCTACTAGGACAAAAGTGCAATATTTCTCTTGTAAAAGAGTCTTCTCCTAGTTCTATCACATCTGCTTTTAAATGATCGTTACTACCCCAATATGTTTTCCAGTCGCTTTCTTTCGTACCACGACGTTTATTTTTTCTGCCTTTTAATGGCGGTTTAGTAGTTTTAAATTTTGCTAACTTTTTACCAACATACTTTCTGTTGTTTGTTAGGTTAGTGATAATATATACGAAGGCTTCGCATTCTTCTGGAAGTTCGGTAATTTCTTTGTTATTATATAACCAAGACATTAGAGTTCATCTGTTACAGTTTTGCCTGCTTTTTGTTTAAGCATATTTTCTAGTGTTTTACCTAATAAAGTTCTTTGAGGAGTTGACATATACCAAACATCGTTCCATGCAATTGAGCCTCCGCTATAAATCACAAGTTCACAAATATTTTTTTCTAGGGCGTCTGTTTCTTTTTTCAGCCTCCCAAGATATGCCACAATCTCTTCTGGCTCTGATTGAGCTAGGAAGCGGTGAAAAAATTTACAGGATTAAAGTTCACCTCAGATTCAAATATGTATGGTTCTTCTGGTGAGCCTCCACATTCTTCTTTCTCACATCCTACTTCCATTTTTTTATTAATACCAACATTAGAAATCTCTTCTATAAATGTTTGTATTTCACTTCCAACTGCTCTATCACAGTTTTCTAAAAATTCTTTAATTTGTTTTTTATCTGAAACAACAATAGTATCTTCGCCTTCTTTAATAGTTACATCTTTAACACTATCAACCATAAGCTCAAAGTTTAAACTTGCTAATTCTACAAAGTTTTCGTTAAAAGCACGAATTCTATCTACTTCGTCTGGGATATCTGCAATTGATTGTAAACTTCTAGTAGTTCTAAAATTAGCAATACCTGCCTTTACAGCAGATTTATAACTAAAAGGTTGTACACTAATTAATAATCCTGATGCAGTTGTGAACTGATAAGATTCTTTTAAATTAGTCATTGTGGTTAAAACACCTTCAACACTCAATACACTTGTAATTTGTTCTTCACATTTATCACATACTGCCTGTACCTCAATATCATCTCCAAAGGTTGCGCCTTGTATTGCAACCAATAAAGCATCTACATCGTTGCTAAAAAGTGCCATTGCATTTTTAATGCTTGGTACACAACTTTCTATTACTTGTATCACAGCATCACCGTTTAAAAGTGCGTCTGGATTTTTCATAATCAATTCGTCTTTTGCCGTCATTGGAAGGACTGCATGTTCTTCAATAGATGTATCTAAAACATCATTTGAATAATAATCTCCCCCACTTGGTAATCCTGTATATAATTTTGGCGTTCTAAAGTGTCCTGCTAACGGATTACTTGTTTGTTTTGCCATAGTTAAAACTCCTGTTAATTACTCTGATAAATATACTAGAGTAGTATTGTACTACAAGTATTTATCACAGTTAAATACGCATATAATATAAGTTGGTAATTTATGGCAGACAAAACATCAGGACAGAACTTTACAGCATCGATTAATTCTCTTGATGGGGCAGGGGGTTCGTATTCTGCCAATTTGCCTCCCTATGTGTTAGATAAAACAGTTAGAGATGTTATGGAGGGTCTTGTAACAGCAATATCTGAATCTGATACTGAAAATAAAAAAGGTTTAAAAGAATTAGCCAAACTGTATAAAGAATCACTGGACACTCAAAAGAAAGGTAATGAGACCAATGAAAAAAATGCAGAAGATTTAAACAAAACGATGTCTGAGGCGGAAAGGCTCGCAAAACAAAGACAAGATGAATTAATCAAATCTTTAAACCAACAAAAGGCAGATAGAGAAAAGTACGAAGAGGAGATTGGCCAAGCATTTGCTAAAGGGGCCACAAAGGGCGGACGATTTGCTGGAGATTTAATTGTTAGTGCAATTAAAGGAATTGCAGTAGTATTTGGTACATCAGTTGGTATAGTGGGAAGTGCATTTTCTAATCTAGGTAATAGTTTAAGAACACTTACTGATACCGGTCAGGCATTTGGAGACCAATTAGGTACAGGAAATAATGCTACAGAACAAAATATTATATTATTAAATAGAATGGGTCTAACAACAGAACAAGCAGTTGCATCACTGGAAACATATTCAAGAGCAATGAGTACGTTGGGACAAACAAACCTTGCAAATCTAAGCAGAAGTTTTTTAGAACTTACACGAGGTGGTACCGATTTAGGTGTAACATTAGAAGAAGCAACTGAACTATTCTTACAAGATCAAGAATTTAGAGCTCGTACATTAAACAAAGACAAAATAGATACAAGCATTACAGCTCAACTTACTCAACAAAGTATACAAAATTTAAGGGGATTCTCTGCCATACTTGGACAAAGTACAGATGCATTAAGGCAAACAGCGGCAAGTGTGATGGAATCTAATAAGTCCTTTATAGGTTTTACGAATTCCTTAAATACTCCTAATGCTACAACATTAAATACAGTAGCAAAAGATTTAGTTGCAGGACTTGTTGCGGTGTTCCCTGAGAGTGGTGAAGCATTAGGTGATGCATTACTAACTGTTTCTGGTACAGGTGTTAGTGCAATTAGTGATTTTGCTAACATGCTAATACCTTTAGGTGGTAATTTAAATAGTGCATTCCAAAATTTAGCAAGTGATTTAAGATCAGGTAGTTTAGGCGTAGAAGATGTTCCAAATGCAATACAAGATTTAGTTGATGCCGCTGACCTCAATAAGGATCAGTTAGAACAACTAAGTGTTATAGCAGGATTGCAAGGCCACCCTATGCAGGAAACTGCAAGTATAATTATTACAATGCAACAAGAAGCAAGTGTGGCCAGAGAAAGATTGCAAAAACTTGCAAGTAGTACAGGAATGCAAATTTCAGAAGTACAAAAAATAACAACTGGATTTGATAATATTATAAAAAGTGTTCGTGGTGGTTATAGTGGATTATTAAATTCGATTCCTGTAGAAATGTCAAAAGAAATGGGAAGTAGTTTTGATGCTTTATTCGATGTATTTGTTGGCAAAGAAGGCGGAGTTAGTGTTCTTAATAGTGCCTTGGGTAAGGCAGGAAAAGATATAGGAGCCGCATTAGCAAATACACTTAAAGAACTTGCCCCAGACGGAGATTATGGTAAACTTATTACTAATATAGTTGAAGGCTTAGTTAAACTTACTACCTACATTATAGAAAAAGTTCAAAGAATAATCAGTGCTTTAAGTAAAGATGGAGAATTAGATATAGGTGGAGCAATAAGCACGTTTATAGGAGAATTCATAGGCTTATTCATGGAAGGTATGAAGATTGCATTGACCAATCTTCCTTGGGGTACGTTATTACCAATAGCGGGTATTCTTTTACTTTTTGTAGGTGTGACAGCCGCAATAACAGGATTCTTTCAGGCGGCGGCCTTTGCCGCAGGTCAGGCATTTGTTGCGGCGGCGGCCATGAGTGCCGGAGGAGGATTTGTTGGTCCAATGCCTGGTGGCGGAAAAGGAAAAGGATTCCTTAAAAGAATGGGTGGTATGGCATCTCGTGCTACACCATATCTTGCAGGAGCCTACGTTTTAAAAGATGGATATGATATAGTTTCTGGTTCAGATGGTGGAGCAACCGGCGAGAACATTGGCGGACTTGCTGGAGGCGGTACAGGAGCATTAATAGGTGGTATCATAGGCTCAGTAATTCCTGGATTAGGCACGGTCATTGGTGCATCTATAGGTGCTGGAATTGGTAATTTAATTGGTGGTTCAATAGGAAGAAATAGGGACGAAAAAGAAAAAACCAAGAACTCACAAAGGGTTTCCAATATTACATCACCTAATTTAGCAGGTCCAACAACAAGTACTTTAAATGTACGATACTTAGAACAAATGACCAATCCTAATGGTAGTGGTAGTGGTCCACTAAGTGTATCTGAAATCAATAAACTAGACCAAGAATCTACAGAAACTAAAGCATTAACTCTTATCTTAGCAGAAAATAAAAGACTTAATAGACAAATAACAGAAATAATTACTTCAGGTCTTAAGACTAAGACAGTTGTCTAATTCAATATCCCACAAAATAGTTGACAACTCCTGATAAATAGTGTAATATACTATTAAGGAAATTAATAAATGAGTTGGAAAAAATACTTTACATCTGTTGATAACAGTGGACTACCACTTAATGTTCAAAGCAACAATTCTGAACGTGGTGTCGGCGCCGCAACCAGCAGATATGCCAGTTGGCTACCTGAAGTATATGCAGGAAGTCCTAATAGACTTATGCGATATATCCAGTACGATCAAATGGATAACGATTTAGAGATTAATGCCGCTCTTGATACTATTGCAGAATTTGGTACACAGGAAGATGATTATGGTGGATTACCATTTGAATTAAACTATACAACTGATCCAACTGATACAGAACAAAAGATATTAAGTAAAACATTAACTCAATGGTGTAGACTCAACGAATTACATAAAAGAGCATTTAGAATATTCCGTAGTACTATAAAATACGGTGATCAATTCTTTATTAGAGACCCTGAAACATTTAAATTATACTGGACAGATCCTGCAAATATAGAGAAAGTTGTAGTAAACGAATCTGATGGTAAAAAAATTGAAACATATTTTGTTAAACAATTAGCACCTAACTTTGAAGAACTTATAGCAACTAATCCAGCGGCTCTACATAGTAGACCTTATGGAGGCGGACAAGGATTAAATGCGGCAATGAGCTCTGTAAACAGTCAAGCAGGTAATTATATGACTGGAGCAATAGATGGTGTTGATCAAGGTGTTCCTGTAGATGCAGAACATGTTGTACATGTAAGTTTAACAGAGGGCATGGACCATAGTTGGCCTTTTGGAATTAGTATTCTAGAGCCTATATTTAAAGTATTTAAACAAAAAGAATTATTAGAAGACTCTATTATTATATATAGGGTACATAGAGCACCTGAAAGACGTGTGTTTATGATTGATGTTGGTAATATGCCACCTCACAAAGCAAGACAGTATTTAGAACAAGTCAAATATGAAGTACAACAAAAACGTGTGCCTAATAAGAAGTCAGACGGCACTAGTGTTGCAGATTCGGCCTATAACCCTATGAGTATGTTAGAAGACTACTTCTTTGCACAAACGGCAGACGGTAGAGGTTCTAAAGTTGATACTTTACCAGGCGGTGAAAACCTAGGACAAATAGACGATTTAAGATACTTTAATAATAAACTATTAAGAGGACTAAGAGTTCCAAGTTCTTACTTACCAACTGGACCAGAAGACGGAAGTAGTGTTTATAATGACGGTAAAGTTGGTATTGCATATATTCAAGAATATAGATTTGCTAGATATGTTGAAAGACTGCAAAAGCAAATACAAGAAGATATGGATACAGAGTTTAAAATGTTTTTAAAACACAGAGGTATTGAGATAGATTCCTCAGAGTTCTTTATTACATTTAATAAACCAATGAACTTTAGTTCTTATAGAGATTTACAATTAGATACAGAAAGAGCGAATTTGTATAACACATTGGCCGCTAGTCCACACTTAGCAAATCAATTTAAAATGAAGAAATATCTCGGTTTATCAGAAGATGAAATGAAAGATAATGAAGCACTATGGCGTAAAGAGAACGACTATAGAAAATTTGTTGACGATTCTAAGAATATGGATTTAAGAAATATCGGAGTAAGACCTGATTCAGATGCGGCGGTAAATTTAGATACTGAGTTAGACCCTGCGGCAGTTCCTGGAATAGAAGATGCTCCAGAAGGTGACTTAGGCATAAATACTGATGTACCTGGTACTGGAGCAGAAGTTCCACCTGGTACTACGGAGATATAATGAGACTAGTAGAATTTTACAATCCTGAATTTGACGAATTCGTTAAAAGAAACGAAGAGGATTCTAGGTCTCCTAAACTTACATTAGAAGCATTAGGTAAATTAAGAAAAGCAAAAGAAATTAAACGTGCAGAAGATTTGGAACATGCAAAGTTCCAAAAAGTAATGTATGCTAACCCTACACAGGCAGGTATTTAAAGTTTTATACTAGTTTATCCTTTTTAAGGATTAAATAAATATAATAGTAAAATACATCAATTTTGATCAAAATGATCAGATTCACACCGTTTTTAACATAAAAACACAACATACCACTAAGTACTAAACAAGCAGTATCACGGATGACTATATCTGTGACCTGTAAAATAATTTTCAAATGGAGACCACAATGTCAGAATCAAGAAACAAATTAGAAGAAATTCTTGAACTTCTCCTTGCTGAAGAGAATGAAAAAGCAGAAGAAATGCTTCATGAGTATGTTGTTGCAAAAGCAAGAGCTGAATATGAAAACATTTTAGATGAAGATTCATCAGCAGATGCAGAAGAAGTTGAAGAAGCAACTGAGTCAGAAGAAGAAGCAGTTGAGGAATCAGAAGAATCAGAAGAAGAAGCAGTAGAAGAAACTGCTGAAACTGAAGAAGAAGCAGTAGAAGAAGAAATCGATCAAACTGCATCTTTAGAAGATGAAATTAGAGCTGATGAAGAAGAAATCGAAGCAGATACTTTTGAAGCAGACGAAGAAGAAGACGAGCCAAAAGAAGAAGGCGACTTAGAAGATAAAGTCGACGATCTTGAGGACGAACTTGAAGAATTAAAAGCAGAATTCGAAAAATTGTTAGCAGACGAAGAAGGCGACATGGAAGACGGCGAAGAAGCAGAAATGGACGCAGACGAAATGGGCGACGAACTTGATCTAGAATCAGTTGAATATGATCTAGACGAAGAAATTGCTGATTCTGAAGAAGTTGTTGAAGAAGCAACTAAACTTTCAGATAAAGTTGCAGATCCAAAAGGCGGAGACGAAGATTCTAAAGATGGTATGAAAATGCCAGCACCTACTAAAGTTGGTAACGACGTTAAAGCACCAGTTATAAATGACGGTAGCGATGGCGTAAAAGGCGAATCTGCTAAAGATCACACACCATCAGACAACATTAACGTTGAACCTAAAAAGGCGTAAGTCTTTTTACTGATAGGAGTAAACAATGGCCAATAAACTATACGAATATTTAAGTCCTGAGCAATCTGGAGTCCAGGTAATGGAATCCAAAGATGGTAAAGACTTATTTATGGCTGGTTTATTCATTCAAGGTGATGTAAAAAACCAAAATGGTAGAGTATATCCCAAGGATGAGATACAAAAGGCTGTTGATAGTGTAAAGACTCGTTTGTCAAAAGGCGAGACTGTGATGGGTGAGTTAGATCACCCTGAAGAATTACAAATAAATTTAGACCGTGTTAGTCATATAATTACTGACATGTATTGTGAAGATGCAAACGGTCTTGGAAAACTTAAAATTATAGATACACCGATGGGTAATATAGCAAGAGCATTATTAACTGCAGGAGCAAATCTTGGTGTAAGCAGTAGAGGTAGCGGAAATGTCGGCGGAAGTGGACAGGTCAGCGACTTTGATATTGTAACAGTGGACATTGTGGCACAACCAAGTGCACCTGATGCCTATCCAAAAACTATATATGAGAGTTTATTTAATATGCGAGGCGGCGCTCAAATGTTTGAGACTGCTTCTGCATTAACACATGATAAAAGTGCAGAGAAACACTTGATGAAAGCAATCACTGGTTTCATCAACGATTTAAAATTATAAGTAGGAGACTACTATGGCAGTGAATTTTACAGAACTACTTGAGAACGCGGAATTAACAGAAGATGTTAAATCTGCTCTTCAAGAAGCATGGGAAGGTAAAATTTCTGAAGCAAGAGAAGAACTTACTGCGGAACTTAGAGAAGAGTTTGCACAGCGATACGAACATGACAAAGGTCAAATCGTAGAAGCAGTTGACAACTTTATATCTGAAAAAGTAGAAGCAGAAATTTCTGAAATTGTAACAGAAAAAGAAGCCCTTGCAAACGATCGAGTAAAATACACGAAAGCAATTAGTGAGCATGCCAAGGTACTTGACAAATTTGTAACTGAAATGGTTGCAAAAGAAGTTAAAGAATTAAGGGCAGATAGAACAAGAACAAGTGAGCATGTAACAAAATTAGATAATTTTGTAGCAGAGCAACTTGCTAGTGAACTATCCGAATTCCACGAAGACAAAAAAGGACTTGTGGAACAAAAAGTCAAAATGGTAAGAGAAGGCAAAAAGCAATTAGCAGAAGCCAAAAAAGATTTCATTAAGAAAGCCGCTCAAAAGGTGGAAGGTGTAGTTAATAAAACAATTACAAATGAAGTTAAATCTTTCCGTGATGATATCACATCAGCTCGTGAGAACGACTTTGGACGTAGAATTTTTGAAGCATTCGCTAACGAGTATGGAACATCATACTTGAACGAAGCAAAAGAAATTAATGCAGTTCAGAAAACATTAGCCGAAATGAAAACTAAACTTGCAGAAGCAGAAGCAAAAGCAGAATCGAAAGACGAAGCAGTTGCTTTAACAGAAAGCAAGTTGAAAGTGGCACAAGATTTAATGAATCGTAAAGAAACATTAAATGAACTTATGTCACCATTAGGCAAAGAGAAGAAAGAAATAATGTCTGATTTACTTGAAAGTGTTAAGACAGAGAACTTAGCGAAGCAATTCGATAAGTATCTTCCATCAGTTTTAGATGGCGACACACCAAGAGTGAAAAAGACTATCACAGAATCAGTAACAAAAGAACACACTGGTGATAAGAAGGTGACTGCTAACGCAGAAGCCAATGACAGCACGGACGGTATTGTAGAAATTGATACTATCCGTAAACTAGCCGGACTTTCAAAATAACAGGAGTAATTTAAAATGGCAAATTTATTTGAAAGCAACTGGTCCGCAACCAAAGAAGCACTTACAGAAGGCCTAAACGGTCAACGTAAGCAAACTATGGACGTGGTACTCGAAAACGCAAAGCGTCAATTGTCAGAGGCCGCAACCGCAGGAGCCACAGGTGCAGGATCCGTAGCAACACTAAACAAGGTAATGTTACCTTTGATCAGAAGGGTTATGCCTTCCGTGATCGCAAATGAACTAGTAGGCGTACAGCCTATGACTGGCCCAGTAGGGCAAATTCACACATTAAGGGTCCGTTATGCGGAAACTGGTGGTGGAGCAACAGCAGGTGACGAGGCATTAAGTCCTTTCAAACTTGCTAATTCATACGCTGGATCTCCAGATGCAACAGCATCTGCTGAGGGAACTCCAGGTAAGAAAATGAGCATTCAAATCTTAAAAGAAACTGTTGAAGCAAAGACTAGACGTCTAAGTGCTAGATGGACTTTTGAGGCGGCTCAAGATGCAGAAAGTATGCACGGCGTTGACGTTGAAGCAGAAATTATGCAAGCCTTAGCACAAGAGATTGTTGTTGAAATCGACCAAGAAATTATCGGTTCATTAAGAACTCTTGCAGGTACTGGAACAAACACATTAGACTTTAGTTCTTTAAGTGGAACAAGTGTATTTGTTGGTGACAGACATGCGGCATTGGCTATTGAGATCAACAGAGCGGCTAACAGAATCGCGGCTAGAACAAGACGTGGCGCTGGTAACTATGTTGTTGTATCTCCAGAAGCATTGACAATCTTACAAAGTGCGTCAACTTCAACTTTTGCAAGAACAACTGAAGGTTCATTCGAAGCACCTACAAACACTAAGTTTGTTGGTACATTGAATGGTACTGTTAAAGTTTTTGTAGATAACTACGCGGCTGACGGAACAGACATTTTAGTAGGTTACAAAGGTTCATCAGAAACTGATGCTCCAGCGTTCTACTGTCCTTACGTTCCATTAATGAGCACAGGACCTGTAATGGATCCTTCAAGTTTTGAACCAGTAGTAAGTTTCATGACCAGATATGGTTACAAAGAACTTACAAATACTGCGTCATCTCTTGGTAACGCGGCAGACTACGTTGATCATATTACTATGTCCAACGTTGCATTCCAGTAAGCCTTAATAGACTTATTAGAACAGTTTCAATAGAAACATTAAAAAGCACACTTAGGTGTGCTTTTTTTTGACTGGATTTTCATTTCTCTTCATTATGATAAATAGTTGTTAATAACAATTTTGTTTGAGAGATAATAAATGGCTAATTTTAAACGCACTTACATCAACGCAGATGAGGAACTGGTAGTTCAGGGTAAACTCACGATTGAGGGACAACTGGAACAGAGGGAATTTGTTGAGACAAGTTCTTTTACACAAACTAATTTCAATGGTGATGTACTTGTTGTTAATGCAGACGGTTTTGCAACAGACGGCACTACTGCAACAAACAGTGAACTAAAATTAAGATCAGGCGATTCAAACGCATCTATATTATTTACCTCAGTAGCAGGAACATTAACAGTTTCAGCCAGCCCAGCAATATCAACTACACTCACAGTAGATGGTGATATTTCAGCAACAGACATTACAGCAACTGGTGTGCTTACAGCACCTTCTTTTTCAGGTAATGCAACTTCGGCTACTACAGCAACAAGATTGGCAACTGGTAGAAACTTTAGTATTACAGGCGATTTATCATCACCGTCAATTAGTTTTGACGGTAGCACAGATGTTGTATTAAATGCAACACTAGATACTGTAAACAGTAATGTAGGCAGTTTTGGTAGTGCTACAACTATACCTACTTTTACAGTTAATGCAAAAGGTTTAACAACTGCGGTAACAAATCAATTAATAGCAATACCACATACGCAAGTTACAGACTTTAATGCAGAAGTAAGAGCATTAGTTTCAGTAACTGATTCAGGAGGCGGTGGTAGTCTCTCATACAATGCGTCAAACGGCGTTATAACTTATCAAGGCCCAACTGATGCAGAAATAAGAGGATTGTTTAGTGGCGGAACAGGAATAACAGAAACAAATGGTGTTATATCTTTAGATGACACAGGAGTTACAGCCGCAAGTTATGGTAGTGCTACAGCAATACCAACATTTACTGTAAACGCACAAGGACAATTAACAACAGCGGCAGATGTAAACATAGCAATACCGCATACGCAAGTCACAGACTTTAACACAGAAGTAAGAGCACTTATAAGTCATGTTGATTCAGGTGGTGATGGAAGTTTAACATACAATAGTACTAGTGGTGTAATTACATACACTGGTCCAAATGCAACAGAAGTCCGGGCACATTTAAGTGCTGGAACAGGCATGACATTTAGTGGTGGCGCATTTAGTATTTCAGATACAGCAGTTACAGGCGCAAGTTACGGTAGTGCTACAGCAATACCTACTTATACTGTAAACAGTAAAGGTCAATTAACAGCGGCGGCTGATGTAAACATTGCAATACCAAGTTCACAAATAACAGATTTTAATAGTGCCGTTGGTGCAAGAGTAGATGCAGAATTAAGTGGTGGTACAGGTATTACTTACAGTGGTGGTACTATTGCAATTGATAGTACAGTTGCAACACTAACAGGCTCTCAAACACTAACAAGCAAAACATTAACTTCACCAGTAATTTCGGCTATTGACGGCAACGGAACAACTATTACTCTCGACCCTTCTGCTGATGGTAACAACACTGGTACTGTAGTTGTTGCAGGTGCATTAAATGTTATAGGTAACTTTGATTCTGCTACTCAAACAGACT